CTCTTCCTTCACGGGAGTGGGAGCAGCAGAGACACGACTACGGAACGACGAGGGTTCGGGATCAGGATATGAAGGTTCGTACTCCTCATCATCCACAGAAGGACGAGCAGCAGGACGGGAAGTGACACCGAGCACAAGGTTCAGACGTGCTTCCAGTTCTTCATAGGTCTTGAACTGATCCTTGTTAGTGAAAGCTTCCAGAGAGTACTCTTGCTTCCACACTTTCTCCAGTTCATCATCGTCTGCACTCAGAGCAGACACGCTATCGAACTCAGAACTATCGTAGTTCCAGTAACCAGCAACCTTCTTGATCTTCAGCTTGAAGTTAGCACCTTCCCAAAGATCAAACACATTCACGGGGTCTTCATCTTGGAACTCGGGTTGCATGGCAGCAAGGATCTTATCATGGATCTTCTTGCCATACTTATAGAGGAACACACGACCCTCGTTCTCAGGGTTCTTAGGATCTTTCACGACATAGATGTTGCTGTAATACTGGAGCTTACGCTTCTGCTTACGAGCAGTCTCTTTGTCTTCATCACTACCGCTGTTCCACAGTTTGCGGTTGATCTCACCAACGGGATCCTTCTCGTTCAGAGTGGTGAGGGAGTTTTCGATGTACCACCCACCAGGACCTTGGAAGGCGTGGGAATACACTTTCGCCCAGGGCACGGTTTCCCCTTCGGGAGCAGGCAGGAAGCGGATCACGGCATAACCGTTACCAGCAGCATCAACCTCGGGTTTCCAGAAACGATCATCAACGTTCTTACCGCTGGAGGACTTCTCAAGTTCTTTCTGAAGGAAGGAGAAGTTGTTCTGGGATTTACGCTTTAGGTCAGCAAAAGACATAGGATTTTCTCAGATTAGTTTGGATTTGGTTTGTGTGATGCCCTATCACTCAGTCATTATAACAGGCACAGCGTCGGGCGTCAATCCGCTGTGCCACTTTCCAATTTGGTCCGCATGACATGGACCTTATCGATCAGCTCATCAAACATGGTCTCAATAGGGGTGCCTGGTGTGGCACCCAGCATGATAACACCCTGCTGCATGGTCTCAAGGACAGACCTTGCCTCAGGATCGTCGCTCAATTTGATACGATAGTAGAACACTTTCTGTTTCTCGATTAGTTTCTCAAGAGCATCAAAGTATTCTAGTTTTCTATCATGATCTAAAAGAACAAAATTCATGGCAGAACGGAAGCAAAACTGCTGCAGTTCTACCATCTCTTGGATGTCCCCACGGACTAATTCTGATTGAAAGAAGCTCATACTAGCATCAACTTGGCACGACTGGTTTTCTTCATGAAGTTGAGTTGCTGTGCCTCATGACGGAGTTTTTCCTTTAGAGGTTTGCTAATCAACTTTGCTACACTATCTATTTCAATTTCGTTTGTCTCACAGTAGTGGATAACCGAATCAATATAATTCATGTCTGGATTGTGTAGCGCAATCTTCTCCACTTCCTGCGAGAATCTCGCAGCGGTCATAAATCTATCCTCTAATAATTGTTTTTTCTCCATATCGTTCCTGGTATTCGTCGATGTAACTCATTAGTTTGACAAAGAATTCTTTCTTAGGTGGAAGCACCTTGACTTGAGTTTCTCCGTTTTCGCAAGCAACGATTGTAACGAGTTGTTTTACGGACAACCCGTAGAGTTCTTGAAGCATACATGCATATGCGGTTTCTTGAACGAAGTAATCGTAAAGATATTTTTCACGCTTTGGTTCTGCTGCTGTCTTGAAATCGATGATAGACAATACGCCATCGAACTCAGCGATACAATCAACACGCCCTGCCATCTCCAAATGATTAGAGTAGAGCGCCGCTTCCTGTAAGTATATGTTATTTATACGGTCCAAAACATCCCTAGAATGCTGGAACATCAGGACAGGAAGAGGGAACTTGGTGTATTTTTTTAGATCAAGTTCGTTGTTGAGATAATCTTCTACGATAGAATGATACTTGGTTCCGCGATTGGTGGAGCGAGAAGAAATGTTATTAGCTTTCTCCTCACCCACACGCTCACGCCATCGAGCAATACCTGCTCTCTTTTCTTTGTTGTTACTAATCACGGTGGTGACAGATGGAAACTTACTGCCCTCAGGTGTTAGATAAACACGCTTACCATCCACCATCTCAGCAGACATTTCAATAGGATCTAGTCCCACATGATTAAATAACTTCATAGACCAAGATTAATTTTGTTGATAATATAGGATTTGACAAGACCAGAACGGACGATATCTTCGATACCGTATTCGATGAGAGAAAACTCATCCATGTTCTGCAGGATGCGTTGGAAGTCTAGGATACCAGAACGCTCATTCACTTTCACAAGGTCAGTCTGTGATGCATCACCACAGAAGATGATCTTAGTGTCCTGACCTACACGAGTGATGATCGAATCAAGTTCGTGGAAGTTCAGGTTCTGACATTCATCCACAATAACAATAGAGTTATCGAGAGTGGTGCCACGAATGAACGAGGTACTCCAGAAGGAAATAGTTTCCTGCGCCTTCAGATTTTCATACAACATTTCGAAACTGTTGTCATCAGGCATCTCAAACATAGATTGTACCATGTTCTTGTATGGAATCTGGTAGAGAGAAGACTTATCTTCATGGTCGCCAGGGAGGAAACCAATCTCCCTAGTGGCAACCAGAGAGCGAACGATATAGACCTTCTCATAAGGAGTGTATTCATTCAACACATCCTTGAGTGCCTTGTAGAGAGCAACGAATGTCTTACCAGTTCCTGCTACACCATAGGCATAGATCATCTGACCTTTATCCCACTCATCAAAGAACACTTGTTGATTGTGAGTGAGAGGTTCAATAGGGATCATGTAAGCTTCGTCAATAGGCTTGCGACGCTTACGTTGCTTAGCACTCATGCCTTGTCCAGGTGCTTTATGTTGTGTCTTCTTTCTTACTGGCATATCAGTTATACTTTTGGGTAATACTATCGTTTGTTGGTGCCTTTGGGGCGATCTTATTCTTCATGATGTCATAGAACCCAGGATGGGTTTTTGCCATTCGAGAATACATATCGCCAACTTCTCCAGATGAAGGACAAGTAGATGGATCACTCCAATCTCTAGTCCAATCTGGATTGTCGGTTTTCCATTGCTCCCAGTCATGGACGCTAATCACGACCTCTTTCTGTTCGCCAGTTTTCGTATTAATTACAGGGTATGTTGCCATCAACTCCACTCCAAAGCTTCAGCACAAATAGGAAATTGTTCAACAAAGATTTGCTTACATGCGTTAGCAATATCCATGTGTTCTTTTTGCGTTCCATGAGCAGAACGTAGATCTATATAGTGGATCCATGAACGCACAGAGCCTGTCATGTAGATTTTCGTGGGGGTTGCCAAAGGGAGTACAAACCTTGCACATTCCTTTGCAATACCTTGACGAAGGAGTTCATTATAGAGCTCCATCGATGAACGAAAGTGATTAGTAATGTAAGATTGGAGTTCCTTTTTTGTGGTTTCAGAGATATCATCGATAGAATTCTGTCGGTTTTTGATGTCTTGACTGCGAAGATCTGGCACAGGAATACCAGACTCCAACCAATTCACATCGGCATAGCGTTGTGAAAATTCTTGAAATGTAAATGAACGGTGGCGCAGAATTTGTGCTGCGATGCCACGGTTCGTTTCAATTTCAAGGGTCATATGTGCCTGCTCAAACACAGACCAATGCTGGTGCTTGATGCAGTATTTTAGCAGACCAGCGACATTAGGATTGTCCTGGTTCTGTGGGTTGCTCACCCTCGCCACGTACCCCATCGTCTTCTCCGCTTCGGGAGTCACTTGCACTAGTTGGACTGATCCATGTTGTTGCGTCATTCTTAAATCCTTTACTCATCATTTCACGTTTGCGTTTGAGATCCTCCTTTGCCGTGCGTAGAGCACGTTTCATGTACAGGATCTCTTCACCAGTATACAGCATCGGGTTCTTTTCCGCAAGCTTTATTGCTTTCTTTGCTGCTTTGATGGTGTCTTTTAGTCTCATTTAAAAGCCTCCTGATACTTTCTAAACTCTTCTCTAATTTGCTGATCTACCACAACCAAGGAACCCAAATCAAATTGATATCCTTGACTAATAATATAATCACAAAACTCATACACCTCCCTGGTGAGAGGTATTCCCATCCTAACAAATCCACTCATGATAAAGTGTCTTTTCTGGAAATTATCATCTTTGTATCTCCAGTCAGCGTTAATCGGGGTAACCATCGTCGTCGTTGTCCTCGTGAGAATAAACTTTATCTGATCTAGGACCTGCCTTATAAGCATCCACATCAGAATATATTTCTGATTCTAACGATTCCACCAGGAGTTTTAAATTTTTAACTATAAGTTTTAATCTTTCCTTGTCCATGGTAGCATGACATACACTACTAATTATAACATAAAAAAAGGGGAGGTAACCTCCCCTTCACTTCCTTCACACGGAAGTATATTATACCACATTTTTGTTTCTTTAGTCAACCTTTGCGTCTATTTTACACTCCTTTGGAGAGATCTGTTTGATCTCCCATATCAAATCATTCTTTGCTTGCCTGGGAATGTCCTGCTTATGAACTCTCCCAACAATTAATTGTGCTTGCAAGCAAGAAAGAATGAGTGTCTCCATAGATGAACGATCCGTTCCGAGTCGCTTACTTCCGTTCGCTATTTGCAAATAGCGAATGAACGTATATCTAATTATAACAGAAATTTTGTAAATTTAGATACAAATTTATTTTTTCTTTGTTTTTGAAGACCACAATTTAGGATTCATACGACCTTCAGTTTGCGTGAATCTAACCAATCCCTCCCGATACCTGTCCCAATAATGATCAAAGATATCAGTTTTTTTATTGCAGATAACGATGTCATAACATGTATTATTCTCATCATCATATTCTACAAGGTATGCAGTATAAGGCAACGACTTATCATCTGCAAGGGATGGATCACAATTTTGATGAAGGATTCTAATACTCAACTGCGACCTCCCCACTTGATTTGAGGATATGCCTCTTCCACACATTGCTTGGTGATCTTCCAACGCTTACCAATTTTCTTATCCTTCATTAGGCATAGAACCTCCGCTTCGCCTCTATGAAGACCCTCCAGCAATTGAATAAAAAGAGTCTCGCGGCGAGCTTGTGCAATATTTGCCCCACCTTTAAAGAAAAGATAGAGCTTACGATACTCATGTAAAAGTTTCGTATGCTCTGTATCTTCTGGAGCTTCATTTGGAGTGTAAGGAACGTCACCTTCTGGAAGCATAGAAATTACAGTCTCATCAAAATTCGCAATCAGAATTTGTCTGAGTGCTGGAGTGTTGTATTGCTGCAGAAGTTTAATCTTTTCTTGTTTTGTTTTGGCGTTACTTACTTTTTGTAGCACTTCATGTAGTAATAATTGCATGATTTAATTTATATCGTATTGGTATTTAGTCCTCGTAATCTTCGTCGTCTTCATCGATGAAGCGTACTGATAGTAGTTCTTCGTTGATTAGATAACCTTCATCATCAAGCATTTCTGGATGTACATTCTCTGCCTCCGCTTTTCCATACATGAACTCGTGTAGCTTTTCGTTTGCCGTCCATCCAGCAATCACCCCAACACACAGAAAGATAAATGAAACTGTTGCTGAAAAGTAAACGATCGTTGCTTGCGCCATTTGTTCAACTCCGAACTAGTCTTTTTCCTTATCCCACCTAAGTTCAAAATTGAAGTAGACTTTTCTTCTTAGGAGGGTGAATACTTTATTGATTAGAATACCATGCTCTGGTTTCTTTTCTATTTCCTTCAGTCTCTCCCCCCTAAGCATGAGTTCGACACCTCTATTTATTTTCAAATCATTCATTTTTCTTTGATGATACTAAACCTTTTTCCAAGAATAGTTTTGCTGTTTCTACCAAACCTCCTACTGGTTCTCCATCAATAATAACATGAGGATACCCAGTTGCGTGTGGAAATCTTTCTATAAATTCTTCCCTAGTAAAATCTTCTCCTGCCATGAGCGTAGTATATTCTACCCCAGCACGAGCAAATAACTCTTTTAGTTTGTCACAATAGAAACATCCTTGTGTTGTATAAGCAGTAATTTCCATAAAAAAAGAGGGTCTTTCGACCCCCAGTTTATCAGATTGTATCTAACTTGTCAACCGATAGCAGGTGCAGTAAGAGCAACAGGAGTCATATCAGCAGCGGCAAGATCAAGAGGGAAGTTGTGAGCGTTACGCTCGTGCATCACTTCAAAACCGAGATTAGCACGGTTGAGGATGTCTGCCCAAGTGTTGATAACACGACCGTTGTTGTCAAGCAACGACTGGTTGAAATTGAAACCGTTGAGGTTGAATGCCATGGTGCTAACACCAAGAGCAGCAAACCAGATACCAACTACAGGCCATGCAGCAAGGAAGAAGTGCAGCGAACGTGAGTTGTTGAAAGAAGCGTATTGGAAGATCAGGCGACCGAAGTAACCGTGAGCGGCTACGATGTTGTATGTTTCTTCTTCTTGTCCGAACTTGTATCCATAGTTCTGGGATTCGTTTTCAGTCGTCTCACGAACGAGTGAACTTGTGACCAGAGATCCATGCATAGCAGAGAAAAGAGAACCGCCAAATACACCAGCCACCCCAAGCATATGGAAGGGGTGCATGAGGATGTTATGCTCTGCCTGAAAAACAAGCATGTAGTTAAATGTTCCACTAATGCCGAGCGGCATAGCATCAGAGAAGGAACCTTGTCCAAAGGGATAGACGAGGAAAACTGCAGAAGCAGCAGCAACGGGTGCGCTGTAGGCAACACAAATCCAAGGACGCATACCCAGTCTGTAAGAAAGTTCCCATTCACGACCCATGTAGGCATAGATACCGATTAGAAAATGGAAGACGACCAATTGGAAAGGTCCACCATTATATAGCCACTCATCGAGAGAAGCAGCTTCCCAAATAGGATAGAAGTGAAGTCCAATAGCATTAGAAGAAGGAACAACAGCACCAGAGATGATGTTGTTACCGTACATAAGTGAACCAGCAACGGGTTCACGAATACCATCAATGTCCACCGGAGGTGCGGCAATGAAGGCGACGATGAAACAGATGGTGGCGGCAAGTAATGTTGGAATCATCAAGGTTCCAAAATTGCCGATGTATATACGATTATCGGTAGAAGTGACCCAGTTGAGATACTTTTCCCAAAGATTTTCTTGTTGTTTTACTGAAATTGTAGCAGTCATTT